TCACAAGAGAACACCCAGCCGAACCCATCTTCTTCTAGTTCTTTACGGGTGTGTGCTGTACGGTATTCTTCAGTTTCTTCCTTTTGACTAAAAAGCCATTCACGACAAGACTTAAAGTAATTAAGGTACTTATATTCTTCGCTTAAACATTTTATTTTCACGAAAAATTTCTTCTCTTCCTCGACCTCGTAGCCGTCTAACCATGCACGGGCGAAGAGTTCTTGATTGCTCGTCTTTTTAATCCATAATATTAAATCGAAACTTTGGTTGTTTTCTTTCATAAAGTTTGGATTCATAGCAGTATATAGACTAGTTGTTAAATGTTCTTTACAAACCTCAATCCAATCCGCCACAAACGGCGGAACTTTGACTGGTTTGGGTTCGTCCAGTTGTTCCAAATCTTTTAAAAATAGCTGACAAGCTGCCTTTGCTCCAATATCAAATAAACCATTTTCATATTTTTCATACTTCTTAATCAATTCCTTAATATTCATCTTCCAACTCCTCCAATTACTGTTTGTTTGTCATACTTCATCTTCTAAAAATCTTTCAATAGCTTCTCTATAGGAGACTTCCACCAGACCGTCTAAGTCGTTCAGGGCTTCAATATAGTCTGGACGACCTTCCCCATACTGCTCTTTCAAAAATTCAACAAAGAGATGAATTTCCTGATAGGTTACTCCAACCATATTTCTTACCTCGCACTAAAACGGAAAATCATCTTCCTCAAGGGTGTATCCTGGCATTTGTTCCTCAATGTTCGAACGGTTAGCGGTATCATCACGCTTTTCAAGTCGCTCGAAATTCTCTGCGACAACCTCAGTCAGATAGACCCTACGCCCTTCCTGATTCTCATAGTTCCTTGTCTGGATGCGACCCGTCACACCAACCAGATTGCCTTTCTTGCACCATTCTGCGAATAGCTCCGCCTGCTTGCGCCACATCATACAGTTGATGAAGTCCGCCTCTCGCTCGCCGTTTGCTCCCTTGAAGTTCCGATTGACCGCTAGCGTAAAGGTAGCAACTGCCACATTCGACGGCGTATATTTTAATTCAGGGTCTTTCGTCAAGCGTCCTACCAACGTAACGTTATTGATCATCTTTCTTTTCCTTTCTTGCTGCACGTTCTCCGATTAAGTAGCCGAGGAACAACCACAGAATCGCCATTCCAAATTCTTTAATAAGTTCAATCATTTTCTTCTCCTCCTGAAAAAGTCGCTAAATAGTAACAATCCTTAGCGCCATAGTCAAACCGTGTCGTCCGCTGACCAATGTGCTTTTGAAACCTTGGATGAGTGATAGCCGAAAATGCCCATTGATGGTCTTCCATCTGCTCAATGAGATCATCGACATTGTCAAACGTTCCAAGGTAAAACTTGCAGTGCCCGTTGTAGACGAAGTAAAGATTTAACATCAATGCCTCCTAAAATTTCATAAAAGCCATCCAGTGAGTTGTCCCACGCTGTTGCCCAAAAAGTGGTTGATGCGGAACCAATTCCAAAATTTCTTTAACATTTACTTGAGCATCAGACCACTTAAAAATAAGTGTTCCACCTGTTTTCAAGACCCTAAAACATTCTTCAAAACCTTGTTGTAAATCTAATCTCCAAGTCAACAAGTCTAGTTGTCCATATTGAGCACGCATGAATGATTTCTCCCCAGCCCATAGCAGGTGTGGTGGGTCAAATACAACAAGGTTGAATGTTTCATCATCAAATGGCATATCTCGAAAATCTGCAACAATGTCTGGCTTAACATTGATTTTCTTTTTGTGAATCTCAAATTCCTCTTCACGTCTATCCATGTATGTTGTGTGTGGTTCCTTTTTATTAAACCAAAACATTCGAGAGCCACAACACGCATCTAGTATTCTGATATCTTTCATCACTCCACCTCAACTGGGTAAAAGTTCCCAAAGGATCCCCTCAAAGCCTTTCCAACCTGTAAGGCTGCCGCCCGAGAAACAAACTGCATGGCTTTCTTCTCCTCAGAACATGAAATGTCCAAGCCAGTCACACTGATAATTGCAGACCTTAGAAACGGCTTATCCTCTCTTGTACCATGCTTTAAAATAAACATCAGCCACCTCTATTCTAAAAATATTGCTTCCGCTTGTTTGTCAAGTCGTTGAAAACCATCAAATGGTCTTTATCTACACCCTTCATCAGTCTAGACATGAATGGTCTGCCATATCTTTTCTGAATATCAGCAGAAATCAAATTCGTGGTAATGATCGTATTCGAACGCTTATTCAGGATATTGTAGAGAATAGTAAACGACCACTCACTATCCTTTTCCATCCCAAGATCATCCAAAACCAAAAACTTGGCACTAGCAATCTTATTGACCAGAAACTCTTCCTGACTAAAATCAGCTTTAATCTTCATCAGCAAGTCCGTCACGTTGATAAAAATAGCAATCTCTTTTGTGTACTCAGATAAGGCTTTTACCATCGCAAAGGCCAAATGGCTCTTGCCTGTCCCAGCTTCTCCTTGTAGCACGATGTTGTTCCTAGCACCCTCAGACCACTCACGACAAATCCGCCTTGCAAAAGCTAGCTTTTCTGCTTCTTTTTCAGTGGGTGTCTCAAAGTTGTCCAAGGTCGCATTTTTCAAAACCTCATCATAAAGAGAAAACTTCTCAAGATAGTATTTCCTCTCTCGCTCATTCTCAGCGTCGGCCAGTTCATTCACTCTTGCTTTGTTCTCCTCATGGATCCGCTCAGATTCACACATGCGACATACAACACTATCAGTCCTCAATATCTTTATCAAAGCGATGTTATGCTTTTCGCAAAACTCTTCTTGTTGTTCTGTATTCCTGTGATAAGATAAGGCAATTTCCTCAAACACATTGTCTACCATGACAGACACCCTCCGCATTCATGCCAGCTAGCCATTTCAGACAAGCAAGCTATTACAGTTGAAAGGGGTTGTTTTATAAGCAAAGATTTCTTTTCGTCGCTTATCGGATAAAATTCATCTTCAAATTGCTTGATAAGTTCTAAAACCCCCATTCGTCCTTGTCCTCCTGTTCTTCTTTCTTATCCTTGTTCTTCTTTTCTGATTGACGAACCTGCTCAACAGTCGTGACATTGTTCATTTGCCAATTTCTTAAAATCCCACCTATATATTTGATGTTGGGTTTTCCAGAGTTAATAGCAGTCTTCAGTGCTTCTTTTACCAGATCCACATCATTCTCATTTAATAGATGATTTATTTCTTCAATCTCAAATCCAGATAAGAATCTACGAAATTCAGATTGAAAAAGTTCTAAGATATTTTCTTGACCACCACTACTATTAGTAGTAGTTATTCTTTTCTTATTCTTATCTTTATCTAATCTATTCTTATTCTTATCTTCTTCTAGTGCGTTACCGTCCGTTACTGTAACGTTACCTGTAACGTTACCAAGAGCAAGATTTTTCTGTTTTTCACGATGTCTGGCCACACGATTACGTGTTTGTTCCTTGATTTTTTCCATACCGTCAATGTTTTGATGCTTTTCCCAGTTTGGCAAGGTAATGACACCGTCTATAATCTCGACCATTCCAAACTGTTCAAAGACTCCCAAGGCCATTCTGACCGTATTTAATGGCCTGCGAAAAATAGTGGCCAACATTTCATCAGTATAGTGAACCTTATCAGTCATCATCAGCAAACCATTACTGTTATGTTTTCCAGCAAGTGTCAAAATCTTGAACCATATCACTAAGATGGCATCAGGATCAGGTAAGGCATCAATCAGGCAAATCTTTTCATCGTCAAAAATATCGGTTGTGATTTTAATCCACTTGATTTCAGACATACCGAGCCCCCCACTTCCTACGATTCGCACGGTACTTCATTCGCATATCCTCATAGATGTGTCTGCCTTCTAGCGCCATTTTCTCAACCTTTAACAGCTTATTTTCAGAGACCACATCACGATAGTCCTTGACTAGTTTTTCATAGTCGGTTAGATATTCTTTGATAAGTAAAATTTTCCTGTTCTCGTTCTCTAAATATAGTTCAAAGTCAGACTTCTCTTCATCAGACGACATCATTTCAATATTCACTCTTTCATGCCACAACAGCCATTCGATCAATTCTTCCATTTCCTGACCTCCTCACTTCAAGATGTGCATTTTAGGCTCTGGCAATGCCAGAGGTTCTGGGCGTAAGCCTTGAGGCGGTTCGGTGTCATATGTGAATCCTTTGAACTCTCTACGGATATTCTTGCGAATCTCTTGCCATTTGTCCTCTCTACCACGTTCGTATGCATGGTTGTACCCTTGGATAATCATAGACGCAAATTCTTGTTCTT